CTTGCCGTCTGAAGGTACAAAGAGTTCTCGACATTCTTTTCCATACGGAGTGTGTAAACTAGGCACTTGTTGAAGATTAGGAAACCGAGCTGCCATACGTCCTGTTATAATATTCGTTACATAAAAGGTGTGTATTCTTCCTTTTTTATGTACTTTTAACCAAGCGTTTTTACCGTCAGCTAACATACCTAATCTTTTCTCTAGGGTTAGATATTCATTTAATTCTTTAGCTTCAGGGTATTTTAATTTTGATAAAACTTCTTCATCAACTATGGGTTGGCCAGTATCAGTAAATTTAGTAGGCTTCCACCCATTCAATTTCATTAATCTATTTGCAATATGTTGACGAGAAGATGGATTAAATGCCACAACTTTACTTTTCTTTACGGGTACTCCTTTTTTGTAGCCAAACTTCTTATTATTAACTTTAGGAATAAACTCACCTAAATCAACCGTCCAACTTTTAAATCTATTTTCTAAACTTCTTTTTAATTTATTTATTTTATTTAATAAATGTGCGTGGAGTTTTACAGCTTTATCTACATTAAACCCAAAACCTTTTTTCTCTTGATCTCTTAAAATAAAAGCTACTTCGTGTTCTAAATTAATTGATCTATCATTAAATTGTTTCTCTAATAATTTGTTATATAATTTTTCAGTAATTTTTACATCTTGAATACAATACTGCAACATTTCATCGGAAAAGGACGACCAATCGTTGGCTTTATTGAAATCGCCCTTTTCCAACTGTAAGCGACAACCCCAACTTTCAAGGTTATGCTTATTAACCAAATGAGTTCGCATACGTCCTCTTGCGATTAACTTCATATCTAGTTCTTTTATGTCAGGGTAGATAAGACGACTTAAAACTAGAGTGTCGTGGACTAATTCCTTTTTATGGGAATAGCCATAAAGTTTTTTAAGTACAGGAAGGTCATACTTAATAACATTATGGGCGACTATTAAGTTATCACTTAACATATCTAATCCATTTGGTATTCGGTTTCCAGCAAAGGTATGTGTTTTACCTTCTTTGTTAATAACTAAACAATGGACAACACTTGGATCTAATCCATCAGTTTCTAAATCAAAAATTAAGGGTGTTGTCATATTCAAATAATCTTCCTTTTTCTTTATCGTATTTTAATAAACAGGCTTTTCCTGTAATACCAGCAAAACGATTTTTTAAAATTCTACAAACAGTTTCGCCTGATTGATCTCCACTAACATTTCTTTCAACACCAATAACAATATCTGATAATTGACCTATACTAGCACTCCCTCTTAATTGTCCGAGTGAAGTTTTAAGTCCATCGGTATGATCTTTATTACCTTCAGGTCTTTTTAAATGTGAAATAATAATAACTCCAATATCTAAAGATTGAGTTAAAGCACGAAGTTTAGTCATTAATATATCAATCGTTTTTCTTTCATCGTGCATTTTATTCTCAAGACCTGACACAATTATTGAAATATGATCTATAAATAAATATTCTATATCTAATGATTTTGCAAAATATCTTATTTTATTAAGAATAGTATCTTCTTCAATAGATCCCCAGTGATCATATAAAAATACATTCCCATTACCAACGGTTTCATCAAAACCTTTTTTTAATTCTATATCCGTAACAGTAGTTCTATCTATATGAATTGGTTTGTTTAAATGTAAACCAATAATTCCTTCACAAGTTCTTTTAATACTTTCCTCTAAAGAAATTATACCTATCCTAACATTATCTTGAATAAGTTTATAAGCCATTTCTTTTACTAATAAAGATTTTCCAATACCTGAACCACCTGTAATAGTAACAATTTCTTTTTTTCTAATTCCAAATAATTTTCTGTTCAAACCCTCGTAAGGATAAAAAACTTTTGCTCTTTCATCGGCAACACTAACTACGTCCCAAAGTTCATCACCAGCAACTACTCCATCAGGACGATATATTTTAGCCTCCCACATCGCTTTAACTACTTCATCTCCACGATTGGCTACAAGCATATCATTAACATCTTTTAAGGGTAGTGTGGCTATCTTACATTTACCAACTGTAAATAATTCTGCTACTTTTTGAGCTGCCTCAAATCCATATTTATCTTGATCAAAGAAAATAACAACAGTTTCAAAACTTTCTAAATATTCTAATTCTTTTTTTATTGACTTAACTGCACCATTAACACCATTAGGAATACCCACAACAGGATATTTATGATTGAATATTTGAGATAAACTAATCGTGTCAATTTCTCCCTCACATACGCAACAAATTTTACCTCCCCCATTCCATTTTTCTTGACCATAAAGTAAAGCCTCCTTAATGCTACCTACCGTCTTAAAGGTTTTATCCTTGTATCTAATTTTTTGAAAGACAGGTTGTTTAGATTTGTTGTAGTAGGTCGCAATCTGAACGGTCTGATTACTTTGTTGACCAATACTATAATTCCAAAATGTGCAGCTTTCAAGAGTGAGGTTTCGTGTAGAAAGGTTTTTATGTATACCTTCAACAAGGTTTGTTTCGACCCCTTTAATGTTATGATGATTGATTTCCATAGGTTTATCAGAATTTGAATAAGTGTTACAAGAAAAACAAAAAAGATGCCCATCAGAATACAAACTATTTGCATCACTGCTCCCACACTTTTTACAAGGTAGATGAGAAATAAATTCGCTATCATCGGTTTCCATCATTCCACCACCAACTTTTTGTATCATTAATTTCACGCCACCTGAACCACATTCTCCATAACCAACTTCTCGTCATTGATAAGCCTGTAAATATTAAAGCTATTTCAATGCTTTCAAAAATTGATGGGTACAAATCAAAATAAGGAAAAATTAGCAACTGAATTAAAATTGCTAATAAAAATCCTGATCCAATATCTATAATTGTTTCAAATAAAGTTTTTTTAGCAATAATTTCAAATTCATTAATTTCACCTGAATTATAACCTTTCACACTTTGTACCATTTATATTCCACTGTTAGTTCCTGTCCTTTCTTTATATCTTTAAGTATAATTAATTTTTTATTTTGCATAATCTATCTAAAGTGTCCTTTTTATTAAATAGTTTGTCGGCTATTCTTCCATTCTTCATTAATTTTATTTAAGTCCATAGTGTAACCTTCTGATAATTTCTCTTTGTGTCTTCTCACCAACATAGCAACCCGTGAATTACTTATTCCTAGACGTTGGGCAATAACAGTATTGGATAAACCCTGTTTACTTAAATACAGAGCACGCATGACTAATTCGTTCTTTAATTTATAAGGTGGCATTTAACTTTTTTACTTGTGGTTTCTTTATCGTTGGAAACTGTTTCTTCATCTTCACCTTTACAAAAATCATCAAAATTGATTTGGTAGTTTTTTTCTGGTCTTGAATAATTATTCTGTTCTATTTTTTTATTAATATAATATTCGTGTGCCCTCTTTTTAACTTCAGGACGTTTTCTATATTCACGCATATAATTTTTAGACCAAGCCTTACCGTGTTCTGACCTAGACCAAACTAATCTAGCACGTTTTCTACTCTCTGCATATTTATGAGCCACTAACAATCCCCCTCGCTTTTCTAACCATCGTTTTTAAACTCTTTTCAACCTTTTCTTCAAGCTCTTTTATTTTAGTTTGTAACTTACCATTATTTACTTTATGATTATTACTAATTTCTGTTAAATCCAACACACGATTAAGTAACTCTCCCATTCTTGCGTTAATTTGCATATTTCTTTTAGTAAGTTGATCTACAAGTATTTTTAAATCATTTATTTCCTTTTGTTTATCTGAACTAAAATTAATACCTTCAGCTTTGTGGTTTTCTTCTGTTAATTTATCAACTTGTTTTTGAAAATTTTTAGCGTCTTTATCTGACATCATTTATTTTATCCAATCGTTAGGTATTGTTTTGTCACAAAATTTAAAATTATTTTTAATACACCACATAGCATACGTTGTTTTAGAATTTTTATAAATCTTATTCCTAGAATTTCCAAAAAGAAAACGAATGTCCAATGTGGGGTGTTGCTGTTGAATTAAAATATGTTTCATTCTATCTTCTCGTTTTAGATAGCCTTTAATCTCTATAATAATTCCATTAGCTAAACGTAAATCGGGAGTATATTTACTTTCCTTCTGTGGCTTGAAGTAGCACACAACATACTGTTCATACTCAAACTCAACATTCCTTTCATTTAAGTTTTTGATTACAAATTCTTCAAGCCCAGAACGGTATTTAGAAATCGCCTGTACTTTGCGTTTCTTCCTCATCTGTAGTTTCGGATTTTATTTCAAATCCGTCCTCTTTTGAGAAACCGAATTGTTCTTCGGCAGCAGATTCTCCATTTCCTTTACCCTCTACTAACTCAATAATCTGTACTGCTTTCATTCTCAAAGTAGCACCAGCACCGAGCATATTAGTAAAGTAAGGAACACACTGAAAAGCGACCTTCATTTTTGTGCCACTGTAAACAGATAACGTCTTTGTTATCGGAATACCTTTAGCATCAAAAATCTTTGGGCGTTGCTCAAAGTCAGTTCCGTTTTTAGTATTTACTTTTGCTTTTAATTTAAAAGTAAATGTAACCTTACCGTCTTTAGCGACTTTGTAAGGTTTGTGAGGAGACAGCTTACCTTTATTCTTCTTCGCCACTTCATCAATAGTCTTTTCGACTAATTCAATGAATGGTTTAGATTGAATTTTAGGTAAGGTTAGTTTCGTCCTATACAATCCGTTAACATCGAATTTAGTATCAGGAGAAAACAAATAGGGATATTCTGCAATTCCCTCTGTGGTAGTATGCGTTTTTAACTTAATTGTTTTTTGCATAAGTTTTACCTCCAAGAGTACACCCAATATCGGTATCTCGTTCAACGTGAGTAAGTTTATAATGTTTTTTACAATAACTCTGATCTTCCCACGTTTTACGTCCACAAAACAATTTTGGTGGACAATCATTTCCTAATGGAAACCGACATATATCATCTGTTAAATCTTCTAGGGTTGTAGGATTTTCGGGTTCATTTATTAGAGGAATAGATTTTTGTGTTTTATACTCAATTAACATACGAGATTTTTTAATTCCTAATAATCCACCACGTTTTCTAGGAGTACAATTAATTCTATTTGCTTTTCCAATAATTGAATTTTTTGTAGTACCCAACACTTCGGCAATTTCAATAGCCTTGCGTCCATTATCCCACATTTCTTTTAATTTACTTAATCTATAATCCGTCCACTTCATATTATCACCACCAACATATAAATAGAAAGTATAGTAATAAACCCTAGCACACTAAATACGATAATAAAAAATGGGTTCATCTTTTCTTCTTCCCTACCCATATATCATTTACTGGCTTACAGTAGGTCAGAAATACTTTGTATTCTTTAGTATCAACTTTATAAAATACTCCATCAAATTCTTGCTCTCCCTCTTTAGAATAAGTATTTGTTTTTA